GGTCGGCCTCGAAAGGTTGAAAAATTGCCAGAGGTCATTCCTGAAAAAACGCTTGTCGAAAGCGAAACCTTTACCATCAGTCCTGAGCATAAGTACGAACAACACATCCTAAAACTTCAGACCATGCAGGGGTTTTACGATGAGTACATCAGCCGTTTGGGTTATACCAGTAGCAATGCCGAAGCCTACGAAACAACAGAGGTGTTTTTTCAGGCGTATTTCGGAAAGCGGAGGTTTAAGAATTACGATTCATTCCGGGCACGGATGTCACAATTTCAAAACGAGAAGAAATGAGAACTTGTAAGAAATGCGGAACCGTCAGGGATGATAATGTAAAAAATTGTCCGATGTGCGCGAGGAAATATCAGAACAAGTGGCGTCTTAAATATCCAGAAAGGTATTTAGAGAAGTATTTAAATAGAGATGTTTTTCTAAATACGGGAATAAGGATAGATAAAAGGTCTCATTCTGGTAGCTATCATAAAATGCCAAAAGGACTAAATGCAACAAAAACCAAGTTAATTGCATATCGAGACATTTCAAGTTGTGAGAAGAATTATTTAGGAATGGAAAGTGAAATATTAAAACAGTCTGAATTGAATCTTGTGGTTTTAAATATTGATGAACTATTGAATTACATACAATGATAGTTAACAGCTTCAACCCTGAATTTGGTTATGAGATGATCTCTGTCGTTCCGTACGCCTATAACCTTTTCACTCGTGGGTTACTGGAAAAAACCATCTCCGGCATAGGAAGTGAACCTTTTTACTATTTTTCGCCCTGCCATGAGATCAACCCGGAGCCTCGAAGTTGGTACAATGTAGAGAAAATGACCACTCCAAACGCTTGGATTCATAAACCTACGCTCGATCTGGGTGAGTTTACCCCTCCTCCTTACCGGGAAAAGTACGCAAATGACCTCTATCACTTTGATTTAGTGGTCTATAATCGCTACAACCGGGAGTGGCCGGGAGTGCCGGAGCTGAACCGTCCGATCAATTTCTTCTCAATCTTTTTTCTTTACAGACTTTTCCAAACGTTTAAGGGCAAAATCTTGTACCTGAACATTCAGGGCAAACCGGAACTCTATGACAATGCGCCTGCTTTGCCTTTTGCTGACCGGGAGTTGTGCGATCAGTTTGAGAATGTGACCCACATTGACGAACTTGGAGCAAACTATAATCTGATCCAGCTTCAGGCGTTTGCGAACTGTCAATTATTTTTGACCATGAACGGGGGAGGTTGTATCTTAGCTTCGTTCTTTGGAGGTCGAAATATTATCTATACCAATCCTCAAACGGTGGGAGATCGGATTTACCCCAGGGAAAACATGACCGGGGATTTTGCTTATTATCACCATCTGGGAGGATCCGAGATTATCAATGTTCACAGTTACGATGAAATATTTACCCTACTATGAACCTACCAATCAATCTGTTTAAGGTTTTCATGAGCAAAACGGCCAAAGATGCTGTCGCTCAAGTATTGGATTCCGGGTACATCGGACAGGGGCAAAAGGTCGAAGAATTTGAACGGCTACTGAAAGAGCGATTCCGAAACGACTACACCCTGACAACTAACTCCGCCACTTCAGCCGAACACCTTGCACTCCACTTGCTGAAGAAACCGCTAAAAAAATCCGTTTCGTTCGGGGTTGGTCAGTACGAAACCGACTGGCCGGGCATACAGGATGGGGACGAAGTGCTTGCCACGCCTTTGACTTGCACCGCAAGCAACTTTCCTATTCTTGCGAACGGTCTAAAGATCAAATGGGTTGACGTTGACGACACCTTTAACATGGATTTGGATGACTTAGCCCGGAAAATAACCCCGAAAACCAAAGCGATCATGCTCGTACATTGGGGCGGTTATCCTGTTGATCTTGACCGGGTGAGGGAGATTCAGAATCAGGCGTTCCATAATTTCGGGTTTAAACCTGCTGTCATCGAGGATTGCGCTCATTCCTTTGGAAGTACCTTTAAGGGTCAGCCGATGGGTAGTCACGGGAATATCTGTACTTTCTCGTTTCAGGCTATCAAACACCTGACAACGGTTGACGGGGGTGCACTTGTCTTGCCTCACGAAGAACTTTATCAGAGAGGTAAACTTCTCCGGTGGTATGGTATCAACCGGGAAACCAATAAAAAGGATTTTCGCTGTGAGATGGATATTCCTGAATGGGGCTTTAAATTTCACATGAACGATGTCAATGCGAGCGTAGGGATCGAGAACTTAAAGGTAGTTGACGAGGTTATCCGGGTTCACAAAGAGAACGGGCGGTATTACGATGAGAACCTTAAAGGGGTGACACTTGTTAAACGTGATCCACGCATGGATTCCGCTTTCTGGATTTACTCTTTTCAGGTCGAACGCAAACAAGATTTTATGGATTATATGAAGAGTTGCGGTATTGTGGTCAGTCAGGTACATGAGCGTAACGATATTCATTCCTGCCTCCGGGAGTTCAAAACGATCCTCCCGAACTTGGACAAGATTTGTCCTCACCTGATTTCTATTCCTGTCGGTTGGTGGGTGACACCTGAAGATCGGGAGTATATTGTCGAATGTATACATAAGGGATGGTAATTATTTAATATACAAACAATGATAACAGGAATTAAAATATTAAACAACTGGAATGTAAAAAGATCATTTTCGAATAAGTTGTGGTATCGGAAAGGAGTAATGTTTCCATTTAAAAAATTAGCCTATCTACAAATTGGATTTTTTGGACTTATAATCACAATACAATATAATAGCAAAAATGGAACTATTTGTTAGTAGTAGGATAGAGTTTGTTTTTCATCCGGTTACAGAAAGCGAGAAGTTGGAAGATAATACACGGGCTTTGGTTAAAGATAAAGACGGTTTTATGCGGTATGCCCTATGGTCTAAAAGTGGGGGTTGGTATGATGAGGGAAATGTATGTTATTGTGGAGTAGGTGGTTTATTGGATGATATTGTTGAATTTTCTATAAGCAAATAATTAGAATATGATCTATTTTACCCTGATAAAATCCGATGATCTGGCCTTTGTGAACGAGGTCAGGAACGAATGTGCCGAGTATCTGCACGATCCCCGGACGTTCACGCTCGAAGAAACCCGGAAATGGTTTAAAACGAAACCGAAATGGTGGATTATATGGAATAACGGTGAACGGATCGGGTACTTTCGTACGAGCAATCGGGAAGAACGGTCGATGTATATAGGAGCCGACATTCATATCCTTCATAGGGGCAAAGGATATGGGTATCACAGCTACCTTGAATTTTTGCCGTTACTATTCAAATATTATGATTTGGATGCTGTTTTTTTGGAAGTGCTTGAAACCAACGACCGGGCAAAGTATCTTTACAACAAATTAGGCTTTAAAGAGGTGAGCCGGGAAAAGATTTTGCGAGAAGGAGTTTATGTTTACTCAATCCTGATGAAATGGACTACACGCTAATATCAAACTCCTGCGTGTCGAGTGTGATTTATCAACTCCTGAATCCGGGGGTACATAAATCATTTGTGGACTATACCAATCCGTTTATTGCCTCATGGTTCCCTGAAGATGAGCAATATGTCCGGTTTTGCGAACGATACGCATGGTACACGGCTTTAGAACCTGAATTTGGAGAACCATCTACCTGTCTAAAATGGCATCGAGATACGGGGAAATGGGTTAATTTGAGCCGGAAAATCACGAATTACCCCGTTATGTTTCTGGGTGACATAGAAATCCATTGGATTCACGAGTGTAACGAGAAACTTTTACTGAAGAAATACCGGGAAAGATTACGGGTAAGTAGGGAATTGGAGCCTGTTTTTCTCTGGTCAGACCCGGAAATGTTCAATATACACTCAGCAGAGGAGCGTTTTTCATTACTTTATCGCTTCTGTCAGATACCTCATAAGACGCTTTTTCTGACAAAATATCCTCACGAAGCTATGGATAAGGTCGTTTTCGTTCCTGAATGGGAAGGAAAATCACAGTTCGACCGATACAGGCAAAACTTTATGAATACTTGGTATAACCATCCCAGGCTTGCTGAACTCTTTAAAACGAATATGTATGCGGATCATCTTAACAACTTTTGACGGACACCGGAACCTACTGGAGGCCAACAAATATACTACACTTCAGCATGGAGGGTCTTTCTTGGATGTCACCGTGTTAGGGTTTAAGCGACCGGATTTTGATCTGGGATCCTGGCGTTTCGTTTCGATGGGCGAATACAAGACCCCGGACACCTTTTCAAACGATATTGCACCGTTTTTCGAGGATTTCACGGATGAATATTTTATCTTAGGGAACGATGATACGGTTATGACCAACCAATTTAACTATCAATTCCTTGACGAGATCATGGCAACCGTTCGGGATATGCCGAATTTCGGGCGGATGTGGCTTACGGGAGGATCACGAGGGGCCTATGGATCGGATCAAGTTATACGAGATTTTGGCGATTATCAGATTGCGGAGATTGGTCAGGGCGCAAAATACCGCCTATCGCTTCAATATTCGCTTTGGAAAACCTCTTACTTCAAAAAATACCTTACCTCTGATCTTAGCCCCTGGGATTGGGAACTTCGTGACACGGCAAAGAATGACGGGTACGCTATCCTGATGCCTGTCGGAAATTTTGTCGTTTCAATCGGGCACATCATGAAAAAAGGTCGAATGCTCCCGAACTGGAACAAGGCGATCTACAAAGATGGTGAGTTGACAGAAGAAGAAATTGTAACTTGCAAAGAGATATTCAAAAAACATGGCTACACGAATAACTGAACAAGATTTAGCGGATAAAATTCTCGCTGCGGTCAAAACTAAAACACCTTTTGCCGTTGCCCGTTATGGTGACGGTGAGTATGCTGTTGCTGTTCCCTGTGGATTGACTGACTTATGTTATCAAAAGCATTTAGGGTACATTCCTGATGCGAGATCTAAAAAAACCATTTCCAGACTGGTACGGGAGTCCGTTCATGGATTGGATGTTATAGGGATTACTACTCTTCAGACCGGGTTCTGGGGAGATTCAAGGGTCTATTTTGAGGATTTGGCCGAACAGCCTATTGTATCGCTTGACTTCCATACTTGGTTTAACGAGAATCATATCACAGAACAACTCATCGGGGCTGCCGAAAAGGTGTTGTATATTTCAGGTCATACGATTAATTTCGAGAAGTTCAAGAACCTGAAAGACATTATCCATATTCAGATTCCGCTTCAGCATTGTAAATACCCGAATCAGAAACCCTACTGGCCGGATTATTTCAACCGGACAATGAAATACATTACTTCACATGATCTAACCGGGTATCTCTGTTTTATCGGGGCCGGGTTTATCGGGAAGCCGTTTATGATGGCTATCAAAAATCAGGGAGGCGTAGCGGTTGACTTCGGATCAAACATGGATCGGCTGGCCGGGTATGTGATCCGGGGAGCGAAAGGGAAAACGGCAACACCTGACAATACATACAAGCTATGATTAATATCCTGATCCGTACAAGCAACCGCCCGATTTATTTCTGGGATTGCGCCCAGTCAATCGAAAAGCAGACCTATCGGGATTTTAACATCATTGTCGGGGTTGACGGATTAGATAGTTATGCCGATAGATATTTGCCTATCCGCTACCCGGCACAAAAGTCAAACGGAACGTATCTAAAGGGCGCAAAAACTTCAATGCTACACTTTCCCTATAATTTATATTTGAATCGCTTACTGGAAGAGGTACACGAAGGATGGGTTATGATACTAGATGATGATGACATATTCTCCTCGCCTGATGTACTGGAAACGATTGCTCATTATCTGACAAAACCGACAAGGGTTGTTTTCTGGAAGGTGGATATTTGTGGAAGGGTGATCCCGTGTGAGAAAAATTTCGGCAAGCGGCCTGTTGTAAAGGATATTTCGATGATCGGGTTTTGCTTTCATTCAAATTTTATTCCTTTGCTTCAGTTTGACCCGTATAAACAGAGTGATTACCGGGTGATGGATCGGGCTTTTTCTATTTTAGAACCTGTTTGGATTGATCGAGTATTAACTAAAACACAACGTAATGAAGGAGAAAGTTTCGGAAACCGCCGTGATAAAGATTTTCGGGTACGGTGAGATCGGGAAATCTATCGGGAAATGCCTCGAAAACAAGGGTTTTCCGTTTGCTTACAAGGACTTAAAAGGCTCTAATGGGTCAGAATTTTGCGATATTCTTCATGTCTGCATCCCTTATAGTGATAGTTTTGTACGGGAGGTCTTTCTTGAGGCCGTTAACTCACGGGCAAAGATTGTTATCATTCATTCGACCGTTGCGCCTACAACAACACGGGAGATATATTATAACCTGAACTTCTTTGACGGGAAAGTAACCCACCGGATCGAGGTTGTTCATTCTCCGGTGATAGGGGTTCATCCGAACCTTTATGAAGGGCTGATGACCTTTAAAAAGTGGATCGGGTACGACCATCCCTCTCCGGGGGCTATCGCTCACTTGTGCGAATTAGGAATGCAGGTCTATCCTGTTGAAGGGAGCACGGCAACCGAGTTTCTTAAACTCCTTTGCACGACCTATTACGGGAAATGTATCGCTTTCACTTGGGACGCAAGTCAATTACTCAGAAATAACGGAATCGACTTCAGTTTGTTTTCCGAGTGGAATCGAAATTATAACGAAGGGTACAAAAAATTGGGTATGGATCACGTTGTCCGGCCTGTCCTGAAAGCTGAAGATGAGAAGATCGGAGGGCATTGTGTTGTGCCTAACGCTCAGATATTGAAAAAAATCGGCCTCCCTGTTGATGATATCCTAAAATATTCGTAAGTTTGGGTTAGTTTCATGGGTTGTTTTTAGTCAAGAGTCCTCGATGTCGCCCGATATCGGGGATTCTTATTTTGTTAAACTATTTAACAAGATTTTCCGAAAATAGGAATTAGCTTTGTGTATGCCTATTATTGGAAAGTTTCCATTTTTTGTACCGGAGTCCAAAATACTCCGGGGTCGAATCGAGGAACTTGAAAAAAGGAACCTTGAACGGCCTCCCTCATGGATTGATGATATGCTGTCTGATTACGAGAGTATGTCCGGGGTCAAGGTGAACGAAGAATCCTCCCTGAAATTTGCTGCTGTTTGGGCTGCCGTCAAAGTCCTGTCGGAAAGTTCAGCCCAGATACCATATCAGATTTACCGAAGGGTCGGGGCGAATAAAGAAATCTACAAGGCGCATCCCTGCTACAATTTGATCCATGCCTCCCCTAATTCCTATACCACAAAATTTGTTTTTATTCAGTCCCTGATGGCTAATGTCCTTCTTTGGGGCAATGGATATGCCCGTATCTGGAAGGATCAGTTTGAACGGCCTGTAAAATTAGAGTTAATTCATCCCTCACTCGTTAGTCCTATACTGATTGAAGGGTCGCTGTTTTACCGTTTGGGTACTGAGATATTGGCGGACTATGAGATGATTCATGTCCGGTGGCTTTCTTTGGATGGGATCATAGGAAAGTCGCCTATTCAGATTCATAAAGACAGTATCGGTTTGGGGTTGGCAGCACAAGGTTTCGGGTCAACCTTCTTTAAAAACGGGGCAAACTCGGAAACGGCTTTTACTTCTCCGGCGTCACTAACCGATGAGCAGTATTTACGGCTTCAGAAGGTTATCATGTCCCGTCAGTCAACAATAGAGAACGCACATAAACCGCTTCTGCTTGAGGGTGGGACTACTATTCAACAGTTAACCATCCCGCCGGATCAGGCACAATTTATCCAGACCAGGGCGTTTCAGGTTACAGATGTAGCAAGGATTTTCGGGCTGCCTCCTCACATGGTTCAGGACTTGGAACACGCCACGTTTTCAAACATTGAAGAGTTGAGTATTGAATTTGTGAAATATTCCCTGATGCCTTGTGTGATCCGTATCGAGCAAGAATTTACTAAAAAGCTGATTTGGGAAAGCGAGAAACCGGATATTTTTATCGAAGGCAACGCAGACGGACTGATGAGAGGAGATGCCAAAACACGGGCTGAATATTATGCGAAAATGTGGCAAGTCGGCACGTTAAGCGCAAACGAGATAAGAGCAAAAGAGAACGAGAACCCTATTGAGGGTGGAGATATATATTTTGTACCAGTCAATTATCAAACACTTGAGCGAGCACAAAGCGATACTGGAAAAACAGCCCCTGTCGCTACTGAGAGCGAGGGGGATTAAATGCGAAGGGGTAACGATACTTTTCGATACTTCGGTCTGGTCTATGGATCAGGCCAAAAGGTATTTAAAAGACAACGGATTGAGATGGGTAAATTTTGTAAATGTAAAAGAAATGGAACGCAATGTTGAAAAAAGAATACTAAATGCTGAATTTAGGGTTGAAAATCGTGACGGTATAGATTGGGTTGAAGGAGATGCGGCCATTGCGAATAGTTGGTCTGAAGATTTAGGCGGATTTCGTGAAATGATTATGCCGCACGCTTTTGACGAGGCTGATGTATCAGATGTCAGGGTGTTAAAAAATCATAATCCTGATTTTATTCTTGGTCGAACGACTGCAAAAACGGCTGAAGTTATACCGTTGCCATCGGCTTTGCATTATCGGTATGTTGATGGTGGAACGTCTTATGGAAAAGACCTACTTATCTCAATAAAACGGGGTGATGTTAATCAGTCGTCTTTTGCGTTTACGGTCGCCAAAGATGGTGCTGAAATTAAAAAAGCAAGTGACGGGATGTACGAACGCCGGATTTATCGGCTTGAAAAGATTTATGACGTTTCACCTGTGACGTTTCCGGCTTACCCAGACACAACGGTTGCTAAAAGAAGTATTGAGAATATTCAGGTTGATGAATTGAGCCAGATCAAAGCAGAACAAGAAAAAGAACAAGCACAAAAAGACCTCGAAGAAGTGAACGAGAGAATTGCACAATTTGAAATAAACGAGGCCAACGGCCTTATCGGACACAAAAACTAAGATTATGAATGTAAAAGAGTTGAATGAGAAAAGGGCTGCAACTGCTCTGAAGGTTAAAGAACTTCGGGACAAGTTGGAGGCCGAAAAGCGGGGGATGACGGCGGAGGAAAGGACGGATTTCGACAAGTACTCCAATGAGATTGCCCTGATTGATGAGGATATTGTCCGTGAAAAACGGGCTGAAGATATCCTGAAATATCAGGCCGAGCAGCACGCAGACGACCACAAAGTTATCGGTGGGAAAACCAGAGAGGAAGTCCGTGAGAGGGTGAACAACACTTTCCGGGAACTGATCCTTTTCCGTGCTTTCGGCATTGGGAAAATGCCGGATCTTCGCATCCTGAGCGATCCGAACGAAAATCCGTTTCGGGAATTGCGTACCAACGCACAGTCAACAACCGACAACAAGGGCGGTTATACCATTCCTGAAGGATTCTCAAACGAACTGGCCATTGCTGAAAAAGCATGGGGTGGCATGGAGGGCGTTTCAAGGGTTATCAATACCGATAAGGGTAATGACATTCCCTGGCCGTCAACGAATGATACCTCAAACGTGGCCTATCAGGTTGATGAAGCATCCGACCTGAATACTTCGGCTGTTGATGTGACTTTTGCAAAGGCCCTCACGCTGAAAGCCTACAAATGGTCTTCGGGTCTGGTTAAGATCAGTCAGGAAATCCTTGAAGATTCCTATTTCAACATGGAATCTATCCTTGCTGACCTGTTCGGTATCCGCATGGGTCGGGGCTTGAATGCTGCCTATACGACCGGAGCTGGGACAACTACTATTTCAGGGGTTGTGACCGGGGCAACAAACTCGGCTATTTCGAGTGTCGGGGCAACTGCAATCACTTACAACAACCTGGTTGACCTATTGCATTCGGTTGATCCGGCTTACCGGATGAACGGACGCTTCATGTTCAATGATGCTACGCTGGCTTACCTGAAAAAGATCATTGACGGTGACAGCCGTCCGTTGTGGCAACCTGCTATTACACAGGGCGCACCTGATACGATTCTTGGTTATCCCTATACGATCAATCAGGATATTGCTTCAATCGGAGCATCGGCAAAATCCATGCTCTTTGGGGACTTCAAAAATTACCTGATCCGTAAAGTCCGGGGTGACCGCTTCAAGATTCTGCTTGAGCGTTATGCTGAATACGATCAGGTGGCTATGGTTCTGCTTCGCAGAACTGATGGTCAACTGCTTGACGCTGGTATGCACCCGATCAAATATCTGGTTCACGCTGCAAGCTAAATGAGAAAGATCAAAACAGAACCGACAACTGAGCCTCTTACTTTATCAGAGGCTAAAATCTTCCTGAAGGTTGACAACACGGATGAAGATACTTTAATTACGAACATGATTAAGGCCGTTCGCCGTGCTGCTGAACTTTACATGGGTAGGGCATTGATTTCCCAGACGTGGTACGATTACCGGGATGAATTTCCCGATGAGTCCCAGGATTGGTTTGAGATTGCACTCTGCCCAGTAACAGCGATTACCTCAGTTAAATACTATAACGCTGATGACACGCTAACTACGTTAGCCGAAGCAACGTACCTGACTGATTTTGCGAGCGAACCTGCACGGATTTCGCTTGCTATCGGTCAAAGCTGGCCTTCAATTTCAGGAAGGAAAAACTCGGTCTGTGTTGAATATGTCTGTGGGTGGTCTAATGCAGGTACGGTTCCTGATCTTATCAAGGCCGGGATGTACCTGCATTTAGGTCATTTATACGAAAATAGGCAGGACGTAACGAAAGAAAAAATGAACGAGTTGCCCGGTGGGTCACGCTCATTATATGACATGTACCGTGTCTATTAAAGTTCTTTGTCTTACTGCCCTATGGAAACGACCGGAGATCACGGAGGTTTTTTTTCGTGGTATCTGTCGGCTTCGGGAGTCTGTTGATCTGACTGTCTTAGCGGTTCATTCAGGTGGGTTTGAGGAGATGTGCCGATTGTACGATGTAATTCCTGTTGAACACCGGAATCTGCCACTTGGCGAAAAGTGGAATTTCGGACTCAAGGAAGCGTTAAAATACGATTGGGATTATCTTTTGACGCTTGGGAGTGATGATCTGTTAAGTGGCGAGATCATGGAGGCTTACCCTTGGGGGGGGGAGGCGTTTGGGTTAAACCGTTGTGGTGTGCTGAACACCCTGACAGGCGAAACAGCGATCTTTGAAAATAGTTATGTCATTGGTGCAGGAAGAGTGATCCGAAGGGATGTTATCGAACGGATGGGCGATCAGGTAACGGTTAAATACCGTGAATGTATGGTCGGGCCGCTTGGTGTTACCATCCCTGGTAAAGAGGTCACTATTTCAAGGCATTTCTGGCAAATGATGGGCGGTCAAACGCAGCTAATCTCTGAAAAGAAAACCACTCCGAAATTGTGGGGTGATGACTTAAATCGGGGATTGGATTACTCTTCAGATTGTATCTTAAACGCTAACGGGGTCATACAAAAAATTCATCTGTCCGATAAGATTTTGGCCTTAGACCTTAAAAGCGAAGTGAACATCTGGGGGTTTGACCACTACACGAAAAAGGATTTTACTGTTGATTGGCTTTCAAAAGAAGAAGAGGATGCAATTAGGCGACTTAGACAGGCGGGTTAGGATCGAGCAATGTACTTGGACAACGGATTCCGTTGGTCAGCGCATTGCGGTCTGGTCAACGCTTGCGACAGTCTGGGCTAAAGTATCTTATGAATCAGGCGGTGAACGCTATGAGGCCGATCAAAAGGTCGCTGA